GCGTGTCGGCCGCCGTCGCGTGGAAGGCGGCGACGATCACGTCGTCGTACATGCGGCCCGCCTGCGGGACCATCGCCTTGTAGATCTCGGAGTTGGGGTCCTCCAGCATCCGACGCATGTCGGGCTTGTTCCACGAGTCGGCGGTCGCGTACTCGGTGGTGCCGGTGACGCGGTCGTTGAACACGGCGTCCGTGAAGACCGTGGCGGTGAGCTTCGCGGCGTTCGTGCCACGCGTGCCGGCGCGAGCGACCATGTCGCCGCGCGCGTCCACGACGCGGAAGCTGTGCTTCTCGGTCGGGCCGGGGTTCTTCTCGGTCACGCGCGTGCGGAACCGGGAGTACTTCTGCTGGACGAGGTGGATCGCGTTCGCTTCGAACGTCTTGACGAACTGTGTGCTGATCTCGTTGACGGCCATGTGGCCCTCTTCCTCCCGGGACGCACCCGGGCGCGATGGTTTGCGCCGCGAGTAGTCCGCTCAGAAGGCCGGGCTCACAAGCTCGGGATGTCCCACCCGTGGGGGCCGGGGAGGGGAGGGGGCCTTGCGGTACTCCCCTCTCTCCCCGGATTCAGACTACAGCCTACCGACGAACGACCAAGGTCGTCAACTACTTGTACGCCGACTCCGCCAGCTTCGACATCTTGGCGACCAGCACCCTGTGCGCGGCGGGGTTCCTGAACGGGTCGAAGTAGTCCGGGTTCGACCGGATCTCGTCCATCTGCCGCATCGCCTCGGTCGGGTCGAGCGGAGCGTCGGACGCGCTCTCGCCCTGTCGGCGGAACTCGCCGTTGTTCACGCCGACCGCCTTCGCGACGTTGTGGAACACGCGCAGCTGGCGCGGCGTGAGGGACTTCACGTCATCCTCGGTGAGACCCATCTTCAGGGCCGCCGCCTGCGCCGCGAGTGTCCGCTCCTCCTTCGCGTCGCCCCACTCCTGCTCCAGCGAGACGCGCTCCAGGGCTGCGAGCCGCTTCGACTCGAGGGCGGCGGCAGTCATCGTGCCGACGATCTCGTTGAACTGCGCCTTCGTGAGCCCGGTCTTCGCAGCGAGGTTGCGGAGGTCCGTCTCGTTCAGCCCGGCCGCCTTCGCCGCGTCGGGGAAGTCGTACTCCTCGGGCTTGGCCGGCTTCCCGAGCTTCTTCCACATCCGATCGAGCGCATCCTTGTCGCCGTCGGGCGCGTAGATCAGCGCAGGCTCGATGCGGAGGAGATCGTCCACGAACTTCTTCTTCACGTCGGCCGCCGCGCCATCGCCGGGCGGACGGATCGACTTGCCGACGAGGGCCTTCGTCTCGACGTAGCTCTTCGCGAGCGAGGCGGGGTCCTTGAAGTCCTTCAGCGACGGATCGCTCTTGAGCTCCTCGGGGAGCGTCTCGTGCCAGTCCTGCGGCTGCTTGTTGTCCTCGGCCATGCCTACTTCCCCTTCTTCTTGACGTGCTCGGGCAGCTTCTTCGACTTCGGCGTCTCCTTCTCCCACTTCTTCGCCATCGCCGGCTTGTTGGCGTACATCCACTTCCGCTGTGACTTGGACTTGAAGGGCATCTACTCCTCCTTCTGCAAGCTGTTCAGCTGCATCAGGTAGGCGACCACATCCGCCTGCCCGGCCTTGAAGACGACGTTGTGCTCCTCCTTCGCTTCCAGTCGCGAGAAGAACTCGCGACGAAGCAGATCGAGAAGAGCCATGCCGTCAGGGGTCGAGAACACGCGCCTCACGACCGCCGACTTTTCGTACAGCTTCTCCTTCGCCTTGTCGGGGTTCATCGTCCCCTCGGCGCCTTCGTGATGTGCCTGCCGACGCTCATCCTGAACGACGGCTTCTTGAACGTCTGCTCCCAGCCCTTGCGGAACTCTTCCGTCGGCGGCTTGCTGATGAGCTTCAGCGGGCGCCCCTGGCTGTCGCGCCTCCGCCCCTGTTCGAACCCAGCCCGGTCCTTCGCCATGCTAGTCCTCCGCCTCCATCTCGTTGCGCATCTCGTCAGCACCGGCCGCCGCGCGCCCCGCCTCCGCAGAGGTCTTGGCGATCTCCGCCCGTGCCGCCGCCTCCGCCATCGCCTGCTCCTTCTTCACGGCTTCCGTGACCTCCTTCTCGGAGGCGATCATCGCAGCGGGGATGCCGAGCCGCTCCGACATCTCCCGCAGAGCCTGATCATCCTTGATGACGTGCTTCACGGGCGAGCCGGGGTTCATCTTCAGCATCGCCGCCTTGGCCGTCAGGATGCGCTCGATGTTCGCCGTCTCGTCGTCCCGCATCGAGGAGACGAGCGGACCCTTGAAGACGATGCGCGTGCCGGGCGCCTTCTCCAGGAGTTGCTTCGGCCAGGGCTCCAGCTGATCGGCCCGGTACATCATGTTGTACGTGTTCTGGATCATCGGCCCCCACACGTCGAACTGGAGTCGCTTGTTCTGAGGGCTGAAGAGCCGGTTCATCAGCACGAAGCGACGGTTCACCTCGGTGGCCGTCATCGCCGGCGAGTCGCGCAGTCCGATGTCGTCCTCGCGGAGGTGCTTGCGGATCATCATCCGCGAGTCGTTCAACATGTTCTCCGACACGTCGAAGCGACCCTTCGACTCCAGCACGTCGATGTCGTCCAGGCTCCGCACCGTGACGAGCCCGCCGGGCGTCTGGTCGAGATCGGAGAGAAGCCCGCGCTCGGTGACGATGGTCACCGGATCCACCGCCTTCGCGCCCGCGTTGACGTGTACCTCCTTCAACGCGTTCACGAGCTTCACCTCGGGCAGCATGAGGAGGCTCGGTCCGTAGCCGAACTTGGAGTCAGCCGCGACCGCCCACCGACCGTAGTACGCCGTGAAGTCGTTGAACCCGCCCTCCTCGAGGGTGACGGGGCCTTCGCGCAGGATGTACTTCCAGCCGAACGGGCGCTCCATCGGGGCACGCATCTTCTCGTTCGCCCCGAGCGGCTTCTTGCCCTCGCGCGGGTAGATCGCGAAGAGCACCTCCTGCGGCGAGTCCTGCGCCGACCCCGTCGCATCCAGCTGCAGGATCTTCTCGGGGATGAGCGGAGAGGGCTTGGACGAGTCCTTCGGGTCGCGGAAGCGCGAGATGATCTGCGAGGGCTTCCACATGATGCGCCGGTACGCGCGGTACGGGCGCCCCTGGAAGTCCTCTTCGAAGAGGAACTCGCGGATCGGGTTGCACTTGAAGTCCATGCCCTGCCAGCGGAGTTCGTTCGCCACCTCGTGCGTGAGGGCTCCGTTCCCGTAGCCGACCACGTCGAGGAGCAGCGTCGCGGCCTCGAGGGAGAAGTTCGACGCCTCCAGGGCCGCGTGCATCCGGTCCACGTTCACGTCGATGATCTTCTGCACCTCCGGGTCCTTGTTCAGCGCCGGGTTGTCGAACTCGATGCCGAACCAGCGGCCGGTGAGCAGCGACGCGTGGAGCATGGACGCGAGCCGGTCCACGCCGATGGGCGCGGTCGAGTCCCACACGTCCACCGTCGTCCAGATCTTGGAGGACTCGGAGTCGTACCGCCGCGCGAACTCCCCCTGCCGCAGCGGAAGGATGTAGCGGTCGATGTCCGTCCAGTGGTGCTCGATGGTCGAACGCTGTGAGAGGAGCGCGTCCACCCGCTTCACGATCATCTGGTTGTCCATCAGTTCCTCCGGTATCGCTGCGCCCCAGCCATCTTGACCTTGAACTTCTGCACTACCCTGCGCGAGCTATCGTGCGGCGTCAAGGCGGAGAGATCCTCTCCGAGCCCGAGGTTCAGGTACTGGCCTGCCTCCGCGACGTGGCTGAAGCGGTTCTTGTCGGGCACCTCCTTGAACCGCTCCTCGCCCGGCACCGCCACGCGCTTCAAGCAGTACGCTCCGTTCATCGCCTTCCGCAGGATCTTCGCCTTGGTCGAGACGACGAGTCCGGGGCGCCCGAGCAGCGTGATGCGACGGAGCGGCCCGGCCACCGCCTCGCGGCGAAGCTCGGGGTCGTTCGTGTGCGCAGGCACGATGTGGATGCCAGCTGCGGACGCCACGTCGTAGGGAGTCCGCTCGTCCACCTGACTCCGCACGTCGCCTCCAGGATCACCCGTACCGTCGATGCTCTTCCCCGGGTAGGTGGAGCGGATGTAGCGGGTGAGGTCTTCGAAGAACCGGACTGCTCCGAGATCGTCCGCGACGAGCTCATCGATCCACTGGATCTGGCCATCACGCGGGTCCTTCTGCCCGAGCACCGCCGCTGGCGTGAGCCCGAAGTCCACACCGACGAGGAGCGGGTGCTCGACAGGGAGCACGGAGCAGATGTCCGGGGTGACGACGTGGAGGTTGTCCTTGAACTCGGGGTAGATCGGGCGGCCCGAGCCGGTGGGCCCGTACTGCGCGTCCACGTGAACCTTGACCCAGACCGGGTCGGGGTTCGCCATGATGAGGTTGTCGTAGTAGCCCTTGGGGAGGTTCGCGATGTTCTCCGCGTGCGGGTCACGCCCGCCGGGCTGCTTGAAGAGCGTGGCGTTCGCGGGCTTCTGCTCTTCGAAGAGCTTGTACCACCACGAGTCATCGTCGGGCGGGTTCGTGTCCATGATGACGCCGAACCATGTGGGCCCGCCGCTGCGCGCCGACGGATAGCGTCCGACGCGGCCGAGCAGCATCTTCACGACGCTGAACGGCACCTCGCGCGCCTCGTTCACCCACGCCCCCGTCAACTCGAGGGAGAGAAGCTTCTTGACGTGCTCGGGCCGGTCGAGCGCGCGGAA